TAATGGTTGCGGCCCTGAAGCTCTTCCACCAAATGTTTTGAGTCGTGCTCCCGCTGGTCGTACCTTGGACACGTCCCACTTTGGGACTTCTCCGGCCCAGAGGTGTGCGAGGAGCAAACGTAATGACTTTGCCCATCCTTCTTTTGAGTCGTGCACTGCAATAGTGTGCTCTGATTCAAAAAGTTTTTCCGGCACTTCCGGCAATAGCGTGATGTATTTTGACTCCACCGAAAAGCCGACACCCGTACCACATAACAAGATGAACATAGCTTCGTCGAACGACTTAGGGTCGTCAACAGGAAGATAACTACAATTATAAATGCAAGTATTATCACGGTCGGCACTCTTTCCTGCAGTCATAACTGCACGCATTGATGGCATAACTTCTAAATCATGAATCGCTTTAGTGATTTCATTTTTTAATCCTGGTATTTCACTAATCTTTTCCGTACGACTAAACACGTAGTCAACAAATCTGTCTACTGTCTCACCCCAATTTTCACGACGACCTTTATTGTCAACGAATCGGGCATATCTACTTGCTGCAATATATTCTTGGTATTGTTCCATGGTTTCTTTTATTTATAGTTAAAGGAAACAAAACCCACCGAAGTGGGCTTTGTTGATTTACAAAGGATTTACTACGTTACTTCTGTACTACTTTTTTCTTTGTTGCTTTTTGTTTTGCTTCTTTGACACCATTACTACTTGGAGCTACATCCCAAGCGGTCCAATGGTCAGGTACATCAATTTTTGGCATTTTCAAAGCATTTTGTTGAAACTCAATAGCTTTTGTAATACCTTCTTGAATAGCTTTTAGTGTTGCCAGACCGTCGTCTTTGTACCAGTCTGTTGTGAACAAGCTGACTGAATTATCCCCATCACCAATTCTTACATTGATGTTGAAGTCATCTGGAGCTGATGCACGACCTGTTATTGATACATAAGATGTTGACTCTGGAAAAAACTTACTAAACTTAAGTTTGTCTGTTTTTACTTTTGACATTGTTTCTCTCCTATTAAACAGCAAAGTCGTCTGATGCTGATGTTCCGCCACCTAACTTCTCGCCGTCTTCTAGCTTCTGTACGTTGTTTAAACCGCAGCCAACACCCTTGGAACCATTAGAGTTATAAGCAAAGAAACTAATGGAAGCACGTCCAAAACAACCTGAATAGAACTCGCTTTGGTCAAGAATAGCATTAAGGTCTGCATCTACAACTCCTGGCTTTTGTGCGCTGTTAGCGTTAATGAAATAGCTATTGGCATACGCAGGGTCATCTTTCTCCTCGTCACCGTCACGCAAACCGCCTTTAAGACCTTTAGGAATTGAACCACCCCATACTGCTTTGTTCTCTTCTTTAGCCTGCTCAACAGCCTTGTTAATCTTTTCAATAGTCTCTTTATCTGATTTAGGGATAATAATTGACACTGAATACTTTGGTGTACCACCTTCTTGTGACGCCTGTGGTGCAAACACGTGAGCGTATGAGAAACGTACTTTACCTGTTACAACTTTAATAGCTTTAGCCATATTAATGCTTCCTTTAATAACGTAAGAACCAAACTTAAGTCGGGGTTGGTTCGTCTTCCCGTATAACTACTAATGCACAATCTACTACTTTTTATTTACCACATTATAAAATATACTAGCTTTCTTTTTGTAGTAGTCAGCCAATGTTTTTTCATTTGTGTCTCTTACTTTTACAAGCTCTTGTTGAGTCATTTTGTAGCCATTAAATAAAGTCCTACGTTTCCGAATGCGTATCCTGCATAACAAATAGCCATTCCAATGTTGCCTTTAAATGCTTGTTCTCCGGAAATATAAGTATAAATAAGACCAGTGACAATAATTAACCATGCGCTCATAATGTTTTCTCCAAGTACACTGGGGTAAACTCTCCAACCCAACTGCCAAGGATGTTGAACTCGAAGAACTCGCGTGCTTCTTCTTCAGTCATCCCATCTTCTTTCATCAAGATTTTGATTATCTTATTTGTATCATAACACACTGATTGATTCTTAACGTTAGTTACTACACCAACAATAGCCTTATCAAAATAAGATGGTTCTAACATCAACAACTCTTCATTAAATTCTGCTACCTCGTCGCGCGTCATTTGAAATCCTCCTCTGCTAGGTTTGTGTCCTTGACTAGCTTTGGTTCGCCGTCAGGTCTAATAATTAAGTCACCCAGTAGTGAGGATACTTGACCCTTCTGGCCTAACTTTTCTAATTGAGCAATTGATTTTAAACTTACAGGTTTGTAAATATCATCTTTACTAAAACCTTTTTCAATCAATGCCGTCGCGGCTAATACTTCATCTTCAATTTTACGATGTGTCTTAGTTGTCGTTAACTTATAACCTTTAGGTATTATATTTTCTTTTACTGCTCGTTCGGTAATATATGCCTCAACATCACTGGCCCAAGTCTTTAAACTGCCCGCTCGGGAATATACCAAATCAATCTCATCATCGGTTAACAGCGCCGGAGCTCTGAACTCTAACTTAGCTATTTCGTTGTTGAAGTCACTGCGCGCCCTGCATTGCGCTTTCGCTTTACAGAACTGACAATGCTCTCCCGGAATGAAGTCGCCAGAGCCTGCCCACGCTTTCTTGGCTTTTTGTTTGACGAAGTATTCTGCCCACTCGACAAGTTTTTTGACTGTAGTTCCATCAGATGATATGTTGTCCAAGCGAGGCTGATGGATGACATACTCAACAGTCTTAATTTCCGGATACTCTTCTTTAAATTTGCTATACGCTCCGAGAGCATAGAGTCTAAGTTGTGTGTTATGGAGCGCTGATACTGGGATTCCACGTCCAAACTTGAGGTCGATGACGCGAATGGAATGCTTAGAAAGTATGACCACGTCCGCTGTACCAAACCCGTCAGGTACCCAGTCACTGAAGTCCACACGCTGTTCAAAGAGCGGGGTGTCACCTTCACCCACTTGGGAGCGGACGTATAAAACGTAATTATCGACGTTAGCCTCGAAATCGTCATTGAAGTAGGGTGTTCCTTTAATAATTTCGTATTCACGTTGAAAGTCCTCAGTGCTAATTTGATTGTAGTGGTGTCTTAGTTTAATTTCTGCCAATGAATGAGCCATTGTGCCTTCTTGACTAAAGTCAAATCCGTTGGATGCACGTTTTGGTTCTGGCAAAGTTGCCTCGAGTCTTGCACTTGGGGTGCAAGTTAGCCATCGTTTAGATGACGAGGCGGATAATATCGCGTGAGCGGTCATGTCTGTTTTCCTGTTTTTTCGTTGTTCGTATAACTACTAATGCAAAAAAGCCGACTTTTTAGTCGGCTTTTCTTTCCACAATGTGAAATGTATCTTAGGCTTTAGCGCCTTTTAGTTGTTTGATTAGGTCTGCAACTGCGCCGTTAAAGTCTACTACAACCTCAACCTTACCTTCAACCTTATGCTCACGAGTCTCCTTGTAGTCTTCTTGAAACTGACCACGTAAAGCTATCTCTGCTAAACGGCTGTTAAACGCTTTATTTCCCACGTTAGCGAGGAGTTCTCTCTCCCAGTAAGCCTGTGAGTGCACCTTAGCCATTTCAAGGGCGTCAGCGAACTCTGGATGGTTCTTACACCATGTCTTAGCCACGTCCTTGTTGATGCCTAACTCAGACCAAATCATCTTTTGTGAGGCGCCCTCAAGACCCATAGAAATCATGGTATTACACATCTCAGGCTTGAATACGTACTTTTTAACTGTCATTATTTCTTATTACCACGTTTAGCTTTACCGCCTTTTTTAAGAAGCTGTAAGTTACCGCGAGTTTTACTTGGCGCGGGTTTTACTCGTCCGTATCCTGGTACATTAACACCCTCACCGCGTTCTAAATTTGGCATTTCAACTGCATTATATTTAACTGGCTTTTCGCCCGGAAATGTTATTTCACGTTGTTTAGGTTCTTTCATAATACCCGGGTCTAAATCTTTACCGGAACGAATGGCTTTCCGAACTTCTTCAACGACATCGCCACCATTCGAATATTTTTTAACTCCCCCACCAGATGCCATTTTGGGCATTTTTTTAAAATCTTTCATTTTTTTACCTTTGCCGTCTTTGCGGCTTCTTTAAAGTTACTAGCTGTTGGAGCACCTGCAGTGCCGGGCTTGCGCATCTTCTCGCCTGAACCTGCCTTGATACGGTCTTGCTTCGCTTTGATATTGGCATAGAGGCCGGGTTTTGTTGCCATAGTATTCTCCATTTAAATTAGGTGCCCGTCTTTTCCGGGCTGTCAGACTAAGCGTCCTTAATCCAAAATGCAGGGCAGTATCATCTAGCCCGCTTGGAGCGTCTCACGACGAGTCCTATATCTACTTATGCAGATTCCTTATCGTTTCCGCCCTGTTTTGCAATGGTTTCATCACGGATTTTGGCACGTTTTTTAGCCTCTGCAATGGTCTCGTTTATAACGACTCGGGTTATTGCTCCAGCTAGTTCAGCACGAGCCTGCTCCACGTTTTGGGCGTTAGATACGCCGGCGTTACCTAACATCTTTTGTAGTAAATCACTGCTCATCTTTCTTTTCCTCTTCCTGTTTTGCCGTTAACTCTTCAACCTGTGGTCCTGCCACGTTTTGAATTAAGATAATGGGGTTTAACGCAAACTCTGCAGGTGCCTTACCCAGCGCTTGCAAAATAGAATTAACCTGCTCAATTGTGAATTCAAACTTAATCACTTCTTTTTACCTTTCTTTAGTTGTTTTCCTGCTTCTACTGCTTGATTAAAAACCCTTTCACGATTTGCCAATGTCTCTGGGTCGGTCGTGTACTGGTTTAGTTTATGTACACGGCACATCATATCCATTAGCGCTTCCATGCGCATGTCGTGGAGTTGTTTAATGCCGTATATCATATTGCTCACTTCATCTTCTGTCATTGGCTTTGGGTTGTCGCCGTGATGTTTGTAAAACATCTCTAGGTCGTCACTTGTCTGCCATGCTTTGTATATTGCATCTTCTAAGTTAAGGTATGTGTAGCTCATTTCATTCTCCTATGGTAAGCATCTAGAGGGTTTAGTTTCATACTTGCAAGCAACTGGTCAACTGAATCAAACCAAACTATAAAATGAGCATTAGTTTTTGTGTATACGTCAAAGCTCATTTTTGTCTTTTCTTAAGTTCGCGTTCAATGTACCACTTAGCCTTTTCCAAGTCCTCGATGGCGTCCTTCTTTAAATCACATCGCCAAATATATTTTAGAGCGTTGCCTAGATTAAAACCCATGTGCTCTGTAATCTGAATACATTCAATACCGCTAGGGTGGCCGGTATAGTGAGGAGGTTGATTAACTAAATCAATTACTTTCTTTGCCATACTTAGCCTCGTTCTGTGGTCCAAATCTTTCTCTGTGAATTTCTTTAACTACCTCAGCGACCTCGTCGCGGGTCTCACATAAAAATATTTTTTTAATTGGTTGATACTGGCTTGTGTCTAAGTCTTCAACACCGTAAATAGATTGACACTGCCAGATGCCATCGTGTTCATGTTCAACAACAAATATCATATTCTAAGCTCCTTCTTAATAAACTCAATTGCTTTTTGGTAATGGTAGCGCCAGTACTTCTCTGACACACCAATCTCTTTACTGTTTTGTCCTAACAAAAACGCCTCAATGATAGTGCGTTGTTTCTCAGGCATTCTCTCTTCAATAATTTTTTGAATATCAATCAAATCATCATGGCTCCATGGTAGCCAACCCTCAGACGGTACACCCATGATGCCCTCTACGTCTTCTTGTTCTAATAAGTCCGGCTCTTCGTCGGACAGTCTTGGAGATGCGCAGTTAATTTTATATTTTATTATTATCATACTTGCCAGTCAAAAATTGCAGACGAGTAAATGTTACCCATGCCCGCAGCCAAACTTAAAATGAGCCCATCCCTAGGAGTCGTATCTTCACTAATAAATACTTTGTCTTCCTCAGTACGATTTTTAATCGCCGGAACCTTACCTGTACTTCTTAATGAATCTAATAGTAGACAAGTTTCTAATAAACCTGACGCACCCATAGTGTGACCAATGGTTGGTTTAAAAGATGTCGCCACGTAGTCGTCTATCAATATAGTACTAAGAGCGTTTTTCTCTGATACATTGTTAGACTGTGTTCCTGTACCGTGTGTCTTAACAATACTAATCGGTTTGTCGGTGTCTAGCATGCTCATGGCGCCGTCAATTGCTTTTATGAACCCTTCACCACTATCCAATTGTCCAATCGCGTTGGTACTTGCCTCTGACGCGCTGTACGCACTAAGTAGTTTAGCTATCTTATTATCTGCCAAACTGCAATGCTCAAAGACAGCAAACACTGCGCCTTGTCCAACGTGGAAGCTATGGTTAACTTTATCAAAGGCCGATGGTTTAACGCTGTCGTCCATTAGACAAGCGCCAGTCTCGCCAAAGAAACTCAACACTAAATTTGTTACTGGGTCTTCTAACGACAGCACTACTACTCGTTTAAAACCATAGTATCCAATTAGTTCACGCACCTGCATCATGACCTTTAGGCTTGACGCACATGCTGACGCGTCTGTTGTCACTAAGTCTTGGGCACCACACATCTGAGCAATACGGCCTGCATAGACTTGTGTCAATGTCAATGGTAGTATCTTGTACTCGTAAGACAGTCTACTTTTTGCCGTTGTCTTTTGGTTGATGCCTGCAAAGTGACTGTTGCCTGACGCCAGTATAAATGCCGTCTTAACCGGAGTGTCTTTTAGCTTTTTTAATAACTCTGCATCAAGCACTTTCTCAGACAGTTTATGTGGAGCATAAACCAAACCGGTCTCTTTCCTTGCATATGTTTCAGGAAACCAGTGCACCCTCTGAGGATATTGAATATCATCAAAGAACTCGGTGTACGTGGTGCTCGCTGTTCGGTAGTCAGTCAAATAAATCATTGTATGCTCTTGATAGCGTCTTCGACACTTGTAGGCTCTTTAGTTCTATAAAAGTGCATGTAGTTAATCATTTCACCCACTGTTTTAGCTTGCACCTGCTTTGCCTGTTCTTCGTTAACTCCAAATATTTCAGACAAGTAAACTGCTACCATTAGCAGGTCGAGACTATCTAAACCAGTGTCAGATAACAGTTGGTCTAAAGAAGTTGCCTCCGCTTTATTTGAATTTAGCGGGGTTGCTACTTTAATAACTCCGTTGAATAGTTTTAAATAGTCCATAATTTTTCCTTGTCTATACTACTAATGCAAACTTTAGGGCATTTATTAGGGCATCTTGCAAATTTATTTTACCGTCCAATACTTTAACCACTTGTCCGTCGATAGAGTTTTCCACTGTGAGGTGGTGGATAATAACGGGCTTGATTTGTCCTTGTCTGTAGACTCTGGCATTTGCTTGAATGTAGTTTTCCGACGAGTAAGGTAGGTCGTACCAGACGCATTGTGCCAACTCGCCTGCATTACATTGAAGGTTAAGTCCGATACCCCCTGATTGCGGGTGCGCCAGTAATAACTTAATCTTGCCGTCACACCAGTCTTGGATATTTGAGTCCGACAATACAACTGCCTCTGGGAATCTATCGAGAATCCGCTGAAGCGAATGTTTGAAGTGATAAAACAAGAGTGTAGGGGCAGAGCTTTCTTCCAACAACGACTCAAGAAATTCCAGCTTTGTATCGTGAATGTGTACCACCTCGTGTGATTCTGTGTATATCGCTCCCGATGTAAACTGGAGTAGCTTGTTGGTAAGAGTTGCGGCGGTCGGGGCAGTAATCTCTTCCGCGCCAACTTCTGCGACCATGTTCTTTTTGAGTTCATTGTACTTTGCCTTTATTTCTTTATCCCATGTAATTGAATGATATAACTTGGTTAACTTAGGAAGTTCCAAGTAGTCCTCAGCACGAAGAGAATAACAAATATCACTAATAGAATTTTGAATAGCAGTGTCTGCGCCATCGTTTAAACCCCATTTATAAACTACGCCGGTGTGCCTGTTGCGGTCTGTCACGTGCATGTACTTTTCGCGGAATTTAGTTAGACTCGTGCCTAATCTTGTTCCTAAGTCAAGTATGCCTACTTGCGAGTACAAGTCTGCCATGCCTTGTGGTGTAGGTGTGCCCGTCAAAATAATACGACGCTTAAATGTTTTTAAAACCTTTTTGATAGCTTTAAATCGCTTAGTCGATGCGTCTTTAAACCTTGACGACTCATCAATAATAAGATAATCGAAACCACCTTCAGGCCAGTTCTCAACAAGCCATGCCACGTTCTCGAGGTTGATAACATAGACATCTGATTCGCTCTGCAAATTCTTCAGACGAACAGATGGTGTCCCCATAACCTTCGTCACTGTAAAAGTCTGCAAGTGTTGCCATCTTGCGCACTCCTGTTCCCATACAGATTCTGCAACCCTCTTCGGCGCTATCACTAGCGTCTTGCCTTT